GCGCTTCGCGGCTTCAATGTCGGCATCGACTACCGAAGGCGCGGGAGTGGCAGCGTCGATCAGCGCGACGATCTGCGAGCAGTCGTTGTCCGCCAGCAAGCCGTGACTGACGCCATTTGATGCAAGCGCGCGAATCTGGCTCAACAGACTCGCGCCCGCTGTGTCACTCGAAGACGCGGGAGGGGCGGTGGTGATTGGCGCATTTTCAATCACGTATCGCGAGAATGCGGGCCACCAGTCGATAGAGAACGATTCAAGTCCGCGAGCACGCATTGCAGCTAGTGCTTCCGAATTCAATCGCCGGATGTCCGCATCACTGATCGCCCCCGCTGTGTCGGCGATGCTCTGCACGCTGGCGTCGAGCATTTCTTGAAGCACAAGCCCGAACGGTTCCAATCCGCCCAACTTTTCCAGTGCCGCTTTACCGGCGCGGATTGCGGCGAACTGGTTCGAGGTCAGCGCCATAGGCTTCGCTGTGTCGGCGATGCTCGCGGAGAGAGCAGCACGCGCATGAATCGCGAAGTCGCCGAGCTTCTCTAGCCCCGCGTCAGTGAATGCGGTGATCCCGGCCAGCTTTGCCCATGCTTCGATCTGCTCACGCGTCACTTCGTCTTTTTCAGTCATGTCGGTTCTCAAAAATGGTGTCGGCGGTCAGGCGGCGTCGACGAGTTGAATTCGCTTGCCGATCCAGTGCATCACCGGTACGGCCATGCTGTTACCGAGCGCTTTGTATCGCGGGCCATCGGCGGCAGGCTTGCCGCGAACGTTGATGAGCGTGTAGTCGTCTGGGAATCCTTGCAGGCGTTCGCACTCGCGCGGCGTGAGGCGTCGAACTGCGGCGCCGGTATGCACCGCCAGGTGTCCGCCGCCGTTTTGATGCGAGTTCGAATGGCCCATGCTGCGCATCGTTGATGCAATGTCGCCGACTCCGAATCCTGCCTGCCCTGACGCCTTGCAGTCGAAGGCGATCATCGGAACGCCTTGTCCCGGCTTTCCTCCGCCGGTCGAGATCGCGCCGACGCGCTGGCCGTCTCCACCTTCGAGCCGGAGTTCGGCGCGGCTGTTCTCGGCGAAGGCGACTGCCTGAACCTCGGCGCGCGCTTCGAGCGTGTATGCGATGTCAGATTGAACTCCGATGCCATCCGGCCCACTGTCGACGTTCTCGCGCAGCGCGCCGGCCTGAATTGCATACGGGGGCGCAACGAGCAACGTCTCCGTCTCCGCATCGATTCTCTGATTGCTCGTCGTCAGTGCGCGAGCGACTGCGGGCAGAAAGTGATTCACAGCTGCGCCCTCAGGCCGGCATCCTGCGCCACCGCTGAAAGCGCCCCGAGTAATGGCGCCGGCAACGTCTTTTGCCGCTTCTCGGCGCGGCGCAGGATGCCCGAGCAGGCTTTCGCGCTCAAAAAGTACCGCTGCGGCACGTCGCCAGTCTCCAAGATGTCCGACAACGAACACACGGCGGCGTCGCTGGGCCACTCCGAAGAACTGAGCGTCAAGAACCCGGTAGGCGAACCCATACCCGAGTTCTGCCAGCCCTCCGAGAAGGGTTCCAAAATCCCGTCCGCCGTTGGATGACAGGACGCCGGGGACGTTTTCCCATACCAGCCAGCGGGGAGCGAAGCGCTCAGCAATGGCAAGATATGTGAGCATGAGGTTGCCACGCGGGTCAGCCAGTCCCTTTCTGAGTCCAGCGACGCTGAAGCTTTGGCAGGGGGTTCCGCCGACGAGAAGATCGAGAGTTGCATCGGGCCATTCCTTGAACTTGGTCATGTCGCCGTGGTTCGTCACGGTCGGATAGTGGTGCGCGAGCACGGCGGACGGAAACGCCTCGATCTCGCTGACGAACTGGGCTTGCCAGCCGAGCGGATGCCAGGCGCAGCTCGCCGCTTCAATGCCGCTGCACACGCTGCCGAATTTCATTTGCTGTTCTCGCAATAGGTGTTTCGCCAATCCTGATCTCGACGCGCATTCCGGTGATTCCCGCGACCATCTCCACGAATCTCTGACAGAGCGCGTGCGTCTGCTGTGTCGTCGGCTTCCGAGCCAGCCCTATCGAGTCGAGTGCGTCGAGCAGCGCGCGGAAGGTGGGGAGGAGCTTCAGCATGCTCAATCGCTCGAATCGACAGACAGGTTGATGCCGCACTTTGAGCAACGCGCGGGATGCCATCCACGCATGCGGCTTGCGGGCGTGCTCATGTCGGCGACTTCGTGCTTGCAGATCGACAACAGCCACGCGGACGGCATCGCGCATTCCTTCTGAAACTCGCGGACGCTTTCCATTTCGAGCACCGCCGCAGCGAGATTCCCGGCAGGTGCTTTGCGGTTGTGCGTGGCTTCCACAGCCGCCTGCACGACTGCATCACGAAGGTGCTGCGGGGCTCGGCGCGGGCCGCGCTCCCATACGAGCGCGTGAGCCTGCCCGGTGTACTCACCAGACTGCGCGGTATGGAGGAAAATGCGCGCCCAATCAGCGCTGCGCTCGCCGGGCTTCTTCACCCATGCGATACCGGGATAGGCGACCCATCCGCCACACGCAGCAATGTTCGACAGCGTGAGATCCAAGCGCGCCGGCTCTACGTGCTCCCATGGAAGAACGCCTTGCGCGCGCGGCACAATGTCGATCGTCCAATCGAAGAATCCTGTCTTTCGAGCGGGAGGCAATTCCAGATCGTCGTCCGCATAGCCTCGCGTCGTCAGCTTGTTATCGATCGGCGAGCATCGGTATCCGGAGCCGTGATACTGATTCGCCAGATACCGCTCTCTGGTGATGAGCAAATCGCCGCTCGACTTGTGGCGAACGATCTGCGGAACTGCGAAGTCCGTCATGCTTCCCTCGAAATGAAGCCGGCGCACTGTGGCGCCGGGGTGGGTGGTTATTCTTCGTCGCTGTCGTCGAACAGCGATGGATCGACGTCGGGCGGTGTCAGCGTGATCGAGCATTCCTGCATGAGCATGCGAGCGATCTTGCCGTGGTCGCTTTCGTTGCCCGGCTGCGCATGCGCCTTGAACGAGATCTGCACGCTTCCGCCTTCGAGCGGGTTGATGCCGATTGCCTTCAGGTCGACGTCGTTCAGCAGAACGTCTTCCTTGCCCGTCGCGCCGATGCAGAAGCGCAGTTGATATCCGGCGTATTCCTTGTTCCACGACGGATTCTTGAGCAGCGGAAAGCGCAGTTCAGTCAGTTCGTCGGTTTCCAGCGGCAGTGCGCCGGGCTTCGGCTGCTCTTTGCGGAACAGGAAGCCGCGCAGCGCCTCGTCGAAGTGATTGAGCAGCGTGCTCGCGCCGGTCACAGACAGGCCGATGGAGACGGCCGGCACGCGAGCGTTACCGTGCTTCTCGGCGATGTTGGTCACGGACGTCACGGTTGCAGCGTGTTCGTTGAGTTCGAACATGGGTTCTCCGGAATAATTTCAGGAATAAATTGCGGTTCGTTTTGTCGTTACGCGCCCATCAGCACTTCGCGGCGGTCTTCGTATGCCTGCTGCAACTTCGCGCGCTCGACGTCGGGCAGATCGCGCGCGCTGTCCATCACCATCGCAAGCGTGTCGACGTCGTTGGCCTTCTGGATCTGGCCGAGCAGCGTGCCGTAGTCGACAGTCATGTCCTGCTGCTGCGCGCGCTGATCGGTGATCTCGCCGGTGGCCTGATCGATCACATCGCCGTCGTCGCTGTCCTCGCTCGGCGTGATGTAATCGCCGTCGAGCACTGTGTCGAGCGCTTGCGACTTGTTGCCCGCGCCGACGTCATCGATCGCCGTCGCCGTTGCCAGCTCGATGCTGACTGGCAAATACTTGAAAAGCCGGCGCAGCACCGTCTTGCGGCCCATCTCTTCATAGTGCTGGCCCCACACAGTCTTTTCCTTGTCGCGCGCGAACTTATAGTTCTGGCTCGCGTCGCGGATTTCGTCGACCTGCTCGGCGCTCATGACCTCGAACGCATGACCGCCGCCGACGAGTTTCGCGACTGCGTAGAACGCGATCACGCGGCCGCGCTTCGACATCGCCGGCTTGTGCTCGAGCTTCTCGTCGAGGCCATAGGAATAGTCGAAGTGATCGTGCTCATGCACCGCATGCGCGGCGATGCTCACGACCTGTCCAGAGCGGCGCGCGAGATCGATCAGGCCTTTGTAGCCAATCACGATTTGCGTCTCTACCTTGTCCGTCACCCACTGATTGCCCGACTTCTTTTTCTTCTCGAACGGGATCAGGTACGCGTGGCCGAGCGGCGTGTTGGGCTCCAGGCCGAGCTGCGAGCACTGCACGACCGCGCCCATCAGCGATTCGACCGTGCATTCCATCAGCTTCGGCGTCGTGCGCAGCGCGCCGAGCGCGATCTTTAGCATGCGGTCCGGGCTCACATGTTTCGGCAGCACCGCGGCGAGCGTCGATTTCTGCGACTCGAAGAACGTTTTCACGCTGCCGATGCCCGCGTCGCGCGCGACCATTTTCGACGTCTGTTTCAGGTTTGCAATACTGGTGGTTTGTGCCACGTTCACTCCTCGGTGATAAGCGCCCACTGCGGCAGGCGGATGATGTCGATGCCGGTCGAATAGCCCGGCCATTTGTTGGTGCGCATGCACTCTGCATACGTGCGCAGATTCGCGCGGTACTTCTGGCGGCCGGATTCGAGGCTCTGTTCGTCCAGCATGAAAGCGTTAGCGGCGAAGGGCCATTCGGTTTCGACGGCTAGGAAGATGAAGCCGAGCACCGTCTTGCCGCTGGCTTTCTCGTATCCGTCGCTGTAATACGCGGCTTGCACGTCGTAGCGCTTGCGCGCGACCTGCCGTCGAAATTCGTTCGCGCTCGCATTGCTGTACGTTTTCACGTCCATCAGCAGGACCGAGTCTTCGCCGACCGGATGAACCCAGTCGGGACGGCAGCGGCATTCGATGCCGGTTTCTTCGTCGATCCAGAATGCGGAGACTTCCGGCTTGCCGCTTGCGAGCGCGTCGCCGACTTCAGGCAGCGCGCGCACTGAAACGGCCTGACGCAGCGCCGCCTCGTACTGGTCGTGCGTGATGATCGTGGCGCCGTTCGTGCGCTCGTTGAATTCGCTCCACCACTGCATTGCCGCGACGCTCTCGGGCGATGGCTTCTTCGCGTTCCATTGCGCTTCGGTCGGACGGCGCGGTGCGCTTTCCGGCACGATCGCATAGCGCTTCTCGAACTGGTCGGATTCGAGGATCGCGCAGTGCGCAAGGTTGCCTTCGAGTTGCCCCGCACGCTCGCGCGACGGCGGCCGGTTCGGGTCGCGATGCCGCGCGTAGAAGATCGCGGGCGAAAGATCGATCGAGTCGAGACCGGATTTCGATATCGGCGCCATGCCGTGGTACTCGTTGATGTCGAGGCCTTCGATCAGGCCGGGGATGAATTCGCGCTTCATGATCAGAAGGAGATTTCGGAAGAGATTTCGAGCGGCTTGTCTGACTCGATCAGCCGTGCCGTATCAACCGCGTCGAGCATCGCCGATTCGACGCTCTTCGCAAGGCGCTTGGCTCGCTGTGCTGCGTCTTCTTCGATCAACGCGAGCACGCGAACGATGAAGCCCGGTGCCAATTCGATTTCCATTTTTCCGCCCGGACCTTCGAAGATGGCCTCGGCAGAAAGTTGGCCCTTCGTGCTTTCCCAGCTCTCGCTGCGGCGGATCGTCAGTGATTTGAGTTGCATGGCACACCTTCAGAAAGGGATTCCTTCGTTTTTTGGGTCGTGAGTCTTCAGTAGAATCACGCGCTTCATGTCGTCGACCTGGCGCATTTCAGTCGCCCGCAGAACGTAGAACTCAGCGCCTTTGTTCAGCCTCGCGAGACGCTCGGCTTCATTGATCGCGGAGAGTTCGGACAGGTGGCGATAAGAGGGTGGCGTCGTGCCAGTCGGCGACCACACGAGCCAGAATTCGAAATCGTTCATGCGGCCCTCCCTGCGGTCATGAACAACAGCGGATCGCGGAACGGTTTGATTTGCGCCAACGCCTCTTTCGCGCGCTTCGCTTCAGCGATCTCCTCGCGGTTCAGGCCCGGATACTTGATGCGCTTCTTGACGCTCGGCGCGTTGCGTCGCGCGCTCGGATAAACGGCGTCCGGTTCGTCGCCGAGGCCGTAGATGCGCGCTTTGCGCGTCGGGCATCCGCGGTCGTAGTCGACGACGCGCAGACCCTTCTGGTGCTTGCGGAATTTGTTGATGTGCTCGGCCATCGTGGTCTCAGATATGCCGAGCGCTTCGGCCATCTTCTCGACCGTCATCGGCCCGCGCTCTTCGATCAGCGCGAAGACGTCGTGGATTCGGCTCATCGTGCACGCTCCCCATACGGTGTTGTGCGGCGCTGCACGTGGTTGCACGGCGCCAGCAGGTAGCGATCGCCGAGCGCTTCCTTGGCGCGCGCGATGCGCTCTTCGACGCTGTCGACGTACTCGGCCCATTCCTTCAGCATCGCTTTGCGTTGCTCGGTGTAGTGATCGAACATGGGTTCACCTCAATGTGATGACGATCAATGCCGTGGAGAGAACCGCCAATCCGCAGATGGCGGTGTAGGTGACGATTGCGCGCATCAACGACCCCGCGGCTTCGTAATTTCGGCCCATGCGCGGCGCTTCGCGATCTTCTCGATCGCATCGGTGAAGACGCCTTCGAGCTGATATACGAAGTGGAGACGATCGGTGTCGAGCGCGTGCATCAGATGCGCTTTCTTGCGTTCGTCGAGTTCCGCGAGTTCTTCGAGCACATCGTCGAAGGTCACTTCGCGCGCGGCGGATTCTTTCGCGTCTTCGAATTCCAGATCAGCGCGCTCTTTTCGAGCGGCAGCGAGATCCGTCATGAAGTCGTACAGGCGGGATGCTTGTGCGAGGCTCATGCTGTTGTCACTCCCATAAATTCGTGGAACTGCGCGTCGTTCATATCGGTGCAATCCGTCCAGCCCGCCATCAGCAGACAGTCGACTGCGCTCGGGTGATGCCACTCGGCCGTCTTGCGCGACGGGCACACGAGCAGGCGAAATCCTTGGTCACGTAAATTCATTTGGTCCCTCACGTCTCAATGGAGCGTCCGAACGTGGGGCGCTCTAGTGAGACTCTTTGCCGAATCCACTCAACAGAGCCCGGAAGTCATCGAATCGACCTTGCGCGGGTTGCTGCATCGGCTCACGACCTCGTCTTGAGGCCGGCTGGCGAGTCCCGGAAACGGGAGGCCAGCGGGATCGGTTGTTAAAGAGCGAGAACCGCACTGCGGTTGCAACTGACTACAACTACAGATTACAACCTACAACCTATCATTGCAAGTACAAGTTGTAACTGAGGGCGAAAAAAAGCCCGGCGAGTGCCGGGCGGTTGTTGTTCAATATTCGTCTGTCTATCGCGTGGTCTTGGTTCGACCGAGGGCGAGCGACGATATAGCAAGGGTTGCGGACGCCGCGAAGGCCTGAAGGCCGTAGGGGACCCAACCGTCAGTCGCGGCCCATCCTATGAACCACACGAAGGCCACGAGCGAGAGTCCGGCCGCGAGCGTCGCCGGGATCTGATGATTGGGAATTGCGCAGCGATCCTTGGCTTGATGCCGCAGCAGATAGAAGACAGCCGAGGCGACGACCGAAAGTAGGGCGCCGCCTGCGACGATGTCTGAGAAATCGTTCAATCCTCCGGGACCCACTTTCCAGTCACCGTCCCGACGATTGAAACGTCGTCGGTCATCTCCACCAGCCGATTGGGCCAGTCCGGATTGATCGTGCGGAACATGATGCGGTCGCCGTCTGTAAGGATCTGGCGAAGAACGGGTCTGGTACCCGGTTTCAGTATGACGACAACCGTATTACGGTTCTTCGGCTGTTTGCTGGGGTCCACAGCGATGATCTCGCCAGGCGCATATGACTTTTGTCCGGCGGGCGCTACGGCGCTCTCGTCCTCGACCCTCAGACAAAAGGTTCCTTCTTGTGCGTGTGGAATGTCGATCCACTCAAGTACTGCCGATTCGTCAATATTATTCATTGATGTGCCCCAGGTTCCAGCCGACTCCCACGAGATTAAGGGCACATTACTCCAAAATTTGTCTCGATCCTTCAGAGGAATTCGCTGTTTTGCTGTAATTACTGTATACGAATCGTCATGATTTTTTGCAATCACGTCCGGTTCATCAATAGAGTATTCGTAAACAGTACCTTTCACGAGCTCTGCAGTCGTGATCGAGAGCGCATTCGCAATGTCAGCCAGGCGGGTCATTCGAGGCCCGCCACCTTTCACCCACTTTTGGACCGCTTGAGGTTTCAAGCCAAGCGCGCGCGCCAACTCGGATTGGTTGAGTCCTTTTTCCTTTAAGAGGGCGGCGATGCGTTCGCCTATATCGATGGCATTCATGCCTTCGATGGTACAAAAATCGGTTGTAGCCCGCATTGCAAATAGTGGTTGAAAGATTTGGTTGTAAGTTGTAGTCTTCCGGTTGTAGACCTCACAACCGGGATCATCTCTCATGACTACGCACGCAATTGAGCGCGCAGCTCAACTCCTCGGCGGTCAATCTGCGCTTGCCCGAAAACTCGGGTGCACCCCTCAGGCCGTTTCGAAAATGTGCTCCACCGGCCGCGTGCCTGCTGAGCGCGTGCTCGCGATCGAAAACGCCACTGACGGCGTCATATCGCGACACGAGCTTCGGCCCGATCTGTATCCGGTCGAACAAGCCGCCGCCTGATTTCCCCGCAGGTGACGGTTTAGCGAATTAAACCCTCGCTTGACGCGCCGCACAACGTTCGAAACAAATTCTCATGAACATTACCGACGCAGCCTATGCAGTTGCGCACGACTATCCGGGGGGCACGGAATCGCTCGCGCCACGCCTGAACATGTCGGCCGCGGTTCTGCGCAACAAGGTCAATCAAAACAACACCACGCATCACCTCACGCTTGCTGAGGCCGTGCGTATGTCTGACATCACTGGCGATCTCCGAATTCTGCAGGCGTGGGCACGCGGTTCCGGCATGGCGCTGATCGAGCTGCCTCAGGCCGAGAACTGCGCCGATGCCGATGTCATTGAGCTCATGGCCAAGACGTGGGAAACGAACGGCGAGATAGGTCGCGAAGTGACGTTCCGCGATGGTCGCGTCGAGCCGCATGAAGTGCGCCGAGTGAAAGACAGCGCGTGGAAACACATGGTCACGCTGTTGTCGATGGTCACGCGCATCGAAGGCATGGCGGAGAAATAAGGCGACGCCCATGAAAGAAGACACCAGCAAGCCCGTCCGCAATCGCTTTCGCAAGATCGAAGTGCGGATGTGGGGCGACGAAAAATTCCGCCAGTTGTCACCGATCCCTCCCTGCGGACAGGGCTTGTGGGTCTTCCTGCTCACCGGGCCGCACACAGGTCCGATTCCCGGTGTTTTCCGTTCCGGTCGCGCTGCGATGGCGGAAGAACTCGATTGGGAAGTTGAAGCCTTCGACGAAGCCTTCCGGGAAGCCTTCGAGCAAGGTCTCGTAAAGGCCGACTGGAAGTCCAAGGTCGTGTGGATTCCGAACGCCATCAAGTGCAATCGTCCTGAGTCCCCGAACGTCGTGCGTTCATGGGGCTCCGAGTGGGATTTGATCCCCGAATGCGACCTTAAGCGCGAAGCGTACGAATCGCTGAGAGCCAATATCTGCGGGCTTGGAGAGGCTTTCGAGAAGGCTTTTGTTGAGGCTTTTGGGAAGCCTTCCCCGAAGGCTTCCCGGAAGACATGCGCTAATCAGGAGCAGGAGCAGGAGCAGGAGCAGGAGCAGGAGCAGGAGAAAACGCAGACGTCGCTGTCGCTCGTCTCGCCATCCCAAAAAAAATCTGAGCCCGTTTCGGAAATCTTCGCGTACTGGCAGCAACGCATGAAATCCCCGCGGTCCGCGCTCGATGACAAGCGCCGTCGTCTGATTCGCGACGCTCTGAAGCTCTACAGCCCAGAAGACGTCTGCAAGGCGATTCGCGGCTGCTCAAAGTCGCCGTACCACATGGGCCAGAACGACCAACAAACGAAGTACAACGGCCTCGACTTGATTCTCCGCAACGCGGAAAAGATCGACAAGTTCATCGCGATGGACGAAGCGCCGCCGGCAAAAAGCAGCGGACAGAAGATGACAGCACAGGATCGAATTCGCGAGCAGAACGAAGCCACTCGTCGCGCGTACCTCGGTGAACGCGATGTCAGCGACGAAAACACGATCGACATGGAGCAAGCGTATGAAAGCCACTGACCGCGCTGAGTTCTTCGAGCTGCTCAATCTCACGTATTCGACGCTTATGCGTCCGCTTCCAGGACCCGATTCGATCAAGCTGTGGGAGCACCTGCTCGCAGAGCACTCCATCGAAGCCGTGAGCGCAGCGTTCTATCGCCACATGCAGGTGAGCAAGTTTCCGCCGATGCCGGCTGACATCCTTGGCTATCTCGTTCCGACCGCAGAGAACGATGGGCGCCCGGGCGTCGACGAAGCTTGGGTCACTGCGTTGGCTGGCGCGAACGAGCATGAGAGCGTTCGCTGGACTACGGAAACAGCGCAGGCGATGAACGACGAAGTAAAGCGCTTGCTCGATCGCGATGAAGTCGGCGCGCGCATGGCGTTCAAGTCGATCTACACGCGCCTGTGCAACGAGGCTCGTGCGCAGAAGCGGCCTGTCGAGTGGGTCTTTTCGTGGGGATTCGACCGCGATCGTCGCGAGCAGCTCGCACGCGTTTCAGTTGAAAAAGGGTTTCTGTCGCTGCCCGCCGCGAGCACACACGCACCGTTGCTCGCTGCACCGCAGGGCGAGTGCAACCCGGCAAAGGCTGCCGAGTGCAAGGCGCGTATTGCGCAGATCCTCGGAACGATGCCGAGCCAGGCCGAAAAGCTCGCTCGAGCGAAAGCCGCGGCAAACGCAGCCGACCGCTCGTACCTCGAAAGCCTGAAGGCTGACACCGCGCGCCGCGTCGCGGAATACGAACGGAGCCACGCATGAGCGAGCCGACCTCCGAATTCTGCGCTGCCTACGGATGCCCGATGTTCGGCGTTCACGGTGTTAGCGGCAAGTGGTACTGCGCCTGTCATTTCAATTCGAATCCGGCGCTCAACGACGCCATCACGCTCGAGCTGCAGGCGAATAAGCCGATGGTCGATCGTGCGATCGCGATGCGCCGCGCAGGTAACGCCGATGCGGCGCTCGAAAACGAGCTCGTCACGCTTACGAAGGAAATCGGAAAGCAGCGCGACATGACCGATGAGATGGAGACCGCCTGATGATTCCCGCCGATTTCGACCCGTATTTCGCTGTCATGGGCGTCAAACGCCGCGACTGGACCGCACCGATTCAACCCTCGAAGGTGAGCGCATGAACCTCGCACACATCCACGCATTGCCGTCGTCCGACGCCCAAGGAATCGTCGTCGTCGCTGTCTGGACGGCCATCTGCATCCTCGGCATGGCGCTCATCGCACGCGTTCAGGAGCAAGGCTGATCATGACGAAAGGAAACTTTGACCGATTTGAAGGCTTCGACGAGTACGCGCTGCGCATCGCGCGCCGCATCGTCGCGATCGATCAGCACCGGCTGAAGGGCGGCAAGGGCCAATACCAGGCGATCATCCAAGACGCGATCGTCGACGCGATGCGTGAGGCTGTGAGCGCGAAGCCCGCGACTGTGCGCCTCGATTTCGATTGCGAGGCCGCCGAGCGTGCAGCACGCGAGTCGATGGCTACTACGCCGCCGCAGACGCACAACGGCGAGGCGATTGTCCTGTTCATCACGGCGGCTCTGCGTGCTGGCTTCGGAGGTGCCGTCGCATGCTGATCCAGTTCACCATCCTCGGCGAGCCGGCATCGAAGGCGAACAGCCGCAAGCTCGTGACCATCGGCGGCCGTCCCTCGACGATCAAGAGCGAGAAGGCGCGCAACTACGAAGCGGACGCGGTGAAGCAGATTCCTCCGCGCTATCGCGTGCAGCTCGACGGCCCGGTGCGCGTGACGCTGCGCATCTTCTACGCCTCGCAACGTCCTGACCTGGACGAATCCGTCGTGCTCGACGTGTTGCAGGACCGATACAAGACGGTCGGCAAGGGCGAGGCCAAGCGCCGCGAACTCGTCCAGAAGGGCGTCTACATCAACGATCGGCAGGTGCGCGAGAAGCACGTGTTTCATGGCATCGATCGCGCGAACCCGCGCACTGAGATCGTTGTCGAGCCGCTGAATGCGCAACAAGCCGCGCTCGATCTCTCGAACAGCATGACCGAAAGTCATGCTGTCGCGCCGTCGCTGTTCGATCCGCTGGAGGTCTAGCCATGGCAACCGTCCTGCAACTCAGCGGCATGCTCCCGCGCGATCCCGAGTTCCGCGCCTTCGTCGGCTACTTCATGGTCCCGGCGCGCAATGACGTCACCGTCGACGAGGCCGCGACGTTCATCCGCGATGCGTGCCAAGTCGAGTCGCGCCGCGATCTCGCCACTGACCGCGAAGCGCAGCAGCGCTTTCACAACCATATCCGCAAGACCTTCCTCGCATGGAAGGAAAACCAACTGGAGAACGCAGCATGACTCAGCACTACATCGGCACGAAGCAAATCGTCGCGTGGGAACAGGAGAAAGACGGCAAGCCCGGCTATGCCGTGAAGTATCCCGACGGCTACATCTCCTGGTCGCCGAAGGATGTGTTCGAAGCCGCGTATCTCGCGCAGGGCCACGACGGCTCGCGCATTAACGAGCAGATGGTCGACGACTTCATCGCGAAGCACGAGTCGACGCGCATGGGCAATCACACGGTCGTGCTCGTGACGCTGCGCAACGGGTTCACGCTCATCGAGGAATCGGCGTGCGTCGACGCGGCGAACTACGACCAGGCGATCGGCGAGAAGTACGCGCTCGCGAAGGCGAAGCAGCGCGTGTGGAACCTGCTCGGCTTCCTACTCGCGACCGCGCGTAACGGCATCAACGTCGATTAAGTCAAGGCCGAAATAGGCCCGATTTTTCGGGGTATTTCGGCCGCCTTTGCAGCACCACATCACAGGAGCATGACCATGAAACGAACGAACATCCTCTCTCTGCTGCTCGGCGCGCTGCTGATGCGCTGCGGCGTCGTCGACGAGGAGGCTGGCACGGCCGCGTCGGGGGAAGCCGTCACCAACAATCCCACCACGGACGCGACCGTCGTGCCGACGACCGACACGCCGATCAGCGAAGTCCCCTCGGCATCGGACGATGCTGGTGGTGCCTCGTCGGACGAGCAACCGGCGAGCACGGACTCTGCGGCCGCTGCCACGGATACGGCCAGCGCAGGTGAGCAGGGAAACGTGATCAGCGCTGCCCCGAGTGCGACGGATGGCAGCGCAACTGCGACGAGTTCGGATGCGGAGTCGTCGACCCCGACGACGACGGAGACTACGGATACGGGCGCACCTTCTGGTGACGCGGGAAACGATGCGGCCGCTGCCGCCGATGGCGCGCAAGCGGCTGGCGATGCTCCTGCCGCTGGTGGTGAGCCGCTCCCTTTGGCCGATGGTGGCGCAACCGCTGCGGCTGACGCGGGAGACAACGCATCGGGGGAAGGCGCTGCATCGGATGCGGCAGGCACGTCCGAAAGCGCCACGTCATCGTCTGCGAGCAATGCCTCGTCCGGCGCCGACACCGAGGGCCAAGCCCAAGGCGAAGCGGCTTCGTCTGACACCGGCGCGGCGGATCAGACCGCGAGTGCCGTGGGGGAGTCGGACGCGGCAGTTGGGACATCGGCGAACTCTTCACCGTCATCCATGACTGCGACGGAAAGCACTTCGTCGCAATCGGCAAGTTCGGATGGCGACGCGTCCGGTTCTGCTGATGACTGGCTCGACGCGCACCAGGCCGAGTACGAAAACGGCCTCACGTGCACGTTGCACGGAGTCGATGTTGCCGACATGAGCCGCGAGCAGCTCATCGCGTTCATCGGCTTCCTCGACACCGTATCCGTCGGCTTCGGCCGTCGCTTCGCCGAGGCGTAATCGAGGCCGCCTATGACGCAACGCGTGATCGACTGGTCCGAAGTGTTTGAAGATTTTCGCCGCGCGAATCTGCGCGACGCGGCCGTCGTTCGCGCGCTCGATTTCAACGTCAGCCCGTCAGCCGTTCGCAACTATCGCAACGGCGTCGACGAGCCGACGTTCCGCCGCGGTGAACTCATCCTCGCGCTGTGGTGCCGCGTCACCGGCAAGACGTTCGCCGACGTGCCGCGCACCGAATACATCGCCAGTGCTGCCTCTGTGTCCAGCCGGAAGTCTGCGCCACGCTCCACGATCGCCGAGGGATTCTCAGCGCTCGATGCAGTCTTCCGGCCGGGCATCGCCCAAGTTATCGACAAGATGTCGCGAGCAAGCGACCGTCGCGAGCCGGAAGGTCCGGTCTCGCTCACTCTGCCGGGGTTCGAAGTATGAAAGACAAGGTGCTTTGCGCATGAGCCGACCACTCAATCCACGGGAATCACGCTTCGTCGATGAGTATCTCGTCGACCTGAAGCAGACAGCGGCAGCGATCCGCGCAGGCTACAGCAAGGCCACGGCGCGCACGACCGCGTGCCATCTGCTCTCGCGCCCGATCGTCGTCGAGGCGATCAACGAGCGCATGAAAGAGCGCGCCGCGCGCGTGCGGATCGACCAGGACGAAGTGCTGCGCGATCTCGTCGCTGTGTTCCGCGCCGACGCCGCGTCGCTCACCGAGTATCGCCGCACGTGCTGCCGCTACTGCTACGGCGAAGACAACCGCTATCAGCGCACGAAAGGTGAGATGGAACGGGATCGCGAAGCGCACGCGAAACTCGTGCGCGAGGCGCAGAAAAAGGATCTGGAGCTTCCCGCACCGTTCGACGAGAAGGGCGGCGCCGGATGGGATCCGCGCCGCGATCCGAGCCCGAAGTGCCAGGAGTGTTTCGGTGAGGGCATCGGCAACGTGTTCCTGAAAGACACGCGCACGCTCGTCGGCGGCGACACGCGCCTCTTCGATGGCGTCGAGGAAACGAAGGAAGGCGTGAAGGTGCGCGTGCGCGATCGCAACAAGGTCGCGGAAATGCTTGGCCGTCACCTCGGCATGTTCAACGACAAGCTGCAGATCACGAAGCCGAAGGCGCGCATCAAAGACTTCACCGGCCGAAAGAAACAGAACGACGGCGGGGACGAAGAGTGAGCGACGACATCGAGTTTCGTTACGAGCCGCAGGGCGAAACGCTCGAGCGCTACATCCTCTCGACGATCCGACGCACGGTGATTCGCGGGCCGCTCGGCAGCGGCAAGACGAACGCGTCGTGCTGGAAGGGCTTTCGCATCATGTGCGCGCAAGAGCCGGATGCAGAAGGCGTGCGCCGCACGCGCGGCATCGCGGTGCGGAACACGTATTCCGACCTGCTATCGACCACCATCAAGGATTGGCTCGACATGTTCGGCGACCTCGGGCGCTATGTCGGCGGCGGTCGCGAGCCACCGACGCATTACCTGTCGTTCGATCTCGAAGACGGCACGAGCGTTGAGGCCGAAGTCGTGTTCATCGCATTCGACCGACCGGAAGACGTGAAGAAGGCGCGCGGCCTTCAGGCCACGTGGGTCTGGCTGAACGAAGTGAAGGAACTCGCGAAGCCGGTCGTCGACATGCTGGACTTGCGCGTCGGCCGCTATCCGAAAGACGTGCGCCCTACGTGGTACGGCATGTTCGGCGACACCAACTCGCCCGACACCGATCACTGGCTGTACCTGCTGGCCGAAGAGACGGAGCCAGAAGGTTGGGAATTCCTCACGCAGCCGGGCGGCGTCATCCGTGACGGAGACAAGTTCGTTCCGAATCCGCGCGCAGAGAACCTCATCAATCTGCCGCCGGGCTATTACGAGAACGGCATGCAGGGCAAGAAGATCGATTGGGTCAAGGTCAACCTCGCGAACGAGTACGGCTTCGTCATCGACGGCCGTCCGATCCATCCGGATTACGTCGACTCGCTGCACTGCCGCCCGTTCGAACTCGTGCGCAGCGCTCCGATCTTCATCGGCATGGATTTTGGACTCACGCCGGCTGCGACGTTCGGGCAGCGCAAACCGATGGGCGGATGGCGTATCCACAGCGAGTTGGTCGCGACGAGCATGGGCGCGAAGAAGTTCGGGCAGGAGATCAAGCGGCACGTCGCGGTGCATTACCCGGAGATGGAACTGATGGCGATCTCCGGCGACCCGGCGGGCGATCAGCGCTCGCAGGCCGATGACGAGGACACGCCGTTCAAGATCCTGCGCGCGGCTGGCCTAGCGGCGAAGCCCGCGCCCACGAACGATACGGCGCTGCGCTATGGTGCGGTCGACGAGGCGCTCTCGCGGATCATCGACGGCGAGCCGGGCCTGATCGTTCACCCGCAGTGCACGACGCTGCGCAAGGCGCTCGCGGGCGGCTATTGCTTCCGTCGCCTCGCGGTGTCCGGCGAGCGGTTCGCGGACAAGGCCGACAAGAACATGTATTCGCACGTGGCCGAAGCGCTGCAATACATGCTCGTCGGTGCTGGCGAGCACAAGCATCTGGTCGCGCCTGTTCGCGTGAAGCCGCGCCCGACGCGCGCGATCACTGACTAGCCGGGTGCGCAGGATGCTGCGCGTCTGATGCCGGAGGATGCGTTCTCATACGCTCAATCCGGACCCGGCAATGACAACCCTGTTCAGCACGCCCAGCATCCCGAAGACCACCGCGACGAATGTGCCTGCGATCACTGACACGACGCAGGCACAGCAAGACGCGCAGGATCGCCTGCAGCGTCGCAAGGGCGTCAACGCGACGGTTTCCGCCGGCGACACCGCGACCGTCTCGCCGGGCAGTGTCGCGACGAAAACGCTCCTGGGGTCCTAATGGCCGCCGACGAAAAGGATCTGGTGTCCTCGGTCCACAACGACCTGGCCGAGATGAAGACGTACCGCGCGCCATTTGAGGCGACGTGGAACGAGATTATCGACTTCATGAAGCCGCGCATGAACGGCTTCAATAGAAAGCCCGAACCCGGCAAGCTACGGAATTCGCGCATTTTTGATTCGACAGCATCGCAGGCGCTGCGCAATTTTCAGGCAGCAATCAATTCTATGATCACGCCGAATGCTCAGGTGTGGCATCGGCTCGCCGTCGACGATGAGGCGCTGGCCGACAATGAGAACGTACGCGCGTATCTGGATGATGTGGTCAGCTTCCTGTTTGCTAAGCGTTACGCGTGGCGTAGTGGCTTCACGACCCAGATTGACCAGTGCTATGAAAGCCTCGGTTTGTTCGGCAACGGCCCGTTGATGATCGAGGAGGTGAAGGGAAAAGGCACGACCTACCCGGACGTCTATCTTCGATATCGAGCACGGCCACTGACGCGGTTTTATTTCGTCGAGAACGCGGCTGGCCTTGTCGATAAATCATGCGATTGCTGGACGCTCACTGCTCGTCAGGCGGTACAGAAGTGGGGCCGCGCGAAGCTGCCGGTGCATATGGTCAACGCCTATGACCGAAACCCTGAGGCGAAATTCGAGTTCATCCATCGAGTGCAACCTCGCGCCGATCGCGTCGCGGGCAGGCTCGATGCGCTGAACATGGCGTTCGAATCCGTGTGGGTGTGGAACGGCGAGTTGATTGACCAATCCGGCTTCCGTACCTATCCGTATGCCGTGGGACGCTTCTATGTCGATTCCGACACGCAGTACGGCGGCTCGCCGGCGGAAGACGCGCTGCCTGATATCAAGATGGTCAACGAGATGGAGCGCACCATCATTCGCGGCGCGCAGAAGATCGTGGATCCGCCACTGCTGCTGACGGAAGACGGCATTCTGGATGGTGCCGATATCCGGTCTGGCGCGCTCAATTATGGTGGCCTTGATACACAGGGTAATCAGCTTGTGAAGCCTCTTCAGCTTGGCGAAAACATTCAGGCGGGCACACAGTACGCTGACAGCAAACGCCAAGCTATCAACGCCGGCTTCTATGTAACGCTGTTTCAGATATTGACTGAAGCGCCGCAGATGACGGCGACCGAGGTGCTCGAACGCGCGCAAGAGAAGGGCATTCTGCTGGCACCGACCATGGGCCGTGTGCAGACGGAAATGCTCGGGCAGATGATCGAGCGCGAACTTGACATCTGTGGTCATGCGCCGGGCGCGCTTCCGCCGATGCCTCCCGAGCTCATCGAGGCAGGCGCGAGCGTGAATATCGAATACGACAGTCCTCTCAACAAGGCCATGCGTGCGAGCGAGGGCACGGCGGTGCTTCAGTGGGTGCAACAGGTCGCTACCGTCGCGCAGCTTGACCAGAGCGCTCTGAAGGTAATCAATGGGCAGCAAGTCGCACGCGGCCTCGCGGATATTGGCGGGGTCCCTGTCAAGTATCTAGTGTCCGAAGATCAGATCGCGGCACAGCAGGCGCAGGAAGCGCAGACCGCGCAGCTCACGAACATCCTGAACGCCGCGCCGCAGGCTGCATCGGCCGCCAAGGATCTAGCCGCTGCAGCGCAAATGACTGGGACGCCAGGCGTATGAAGCAACTCAGCAAAGCCGCACTCGATTGGCTTTTTCGTATGCGAGTGAAATCGCGCGCCTACAAAGCCTGCTTCTTTGACGAGGGCGGTGAGTTGACCGACAGCGGCAGGCTAGTGCTTGCGGACCTCGCAAAGTTTTGCCGCGCGCACAAGTCTTCCGTTCACATTTCACCGATCAGCAGGTCTGTCGACCCTTACGCAACTGTTCACGCGGAAGGTCGGCGCGAGGTCTATCTACAGATCCTGACGCTGCTGCGAGTTTCTGAAGAGCAAATCTTCGAGATGGCAAGAGCCAGAGATGGCAATGCCAGCGATGACTAACTCCAACCACAACGAGGTAACGAATGTTTAAGCGACTCTTGATGCGCCACATGCTGATGAACGAGGCCGAAGGTGGCGGCGGTGGTGGCGCAGCGGGCGCTGCCGGCGCAGCTGCTGAAGGCGCGGGCGGCGCTGCTGCTGGTGCTGGCGGGGCTGCGGCGGCCGCGCAGGATACTGCGCCGTCGTTCCTCGACACTCTCGGTGACGCTGATCTTAAAGCGTATGCAGAAAGCAAGGGCTACAAGAGCGCGGCCGAAGCAGTCAAGGCGTTCCGCGATGCAGAGACGGCGAACGCCGCTCCCGCGAAGGCCGAAGACTACAAGCTGCCGGTGCCCGAAGGTCAGAGCGATGCGCTCGCGAAGCAGGCCGCTGGATGGTTTCACGAAGCGGGCGTCTCGCAGAAAGCAGCCGAATCGCTTGTGACGAAATTCAATGCGCACGTCGCGAGCATCAACGAAGCGGCGGTCGCAGCGCAGAAGCAGGAAGGCGAGAAGCAGATGGGCGAGCTGCGCAAAGAGTGGGGCCAGCAGTTCGACGCGAAGCTCGCACTCGGACAGCAGGCGCTGCACCAGTTCGGCATCCCGGCCGATGTGGTGAGCAAGCTCGAAGCGCAGGTCGGAGCGGCGCAGATCATGAAGACGTTTGCTCAGATCGGCGCGGCGCTCGGTGAAGGTGTTCTGAATGCCGCCGGTGGCGGGTCGGATGGCGGCGGGGCTGCACCGCTTGATCCGGTTGAGGCGAGGGCGCATCGGATGTTCAAGAGCTCCCTCCGGAAGTAACGCAGCTATTTCAATAATCGGAGTTCATCGAAATGACCACCGTCGTCGGTACAAAGAGTCTCAACATCATCGACATCGCCAAGCGTCTCGACCCGGACGGTTCGACCGCGGATGTCGCCGAGCTGCTCGCGCAGACGAACGAAATCGTGCAGGACATCCCGTGGATGGAGGGCAACCTCCCGACGGGCAACCGCACGACGATTCGCACGGGTCTGCCCTCGACCATCTGGCGCAAGATGTATCAAGGCGTCCCGGTTTCGAAGAGCACGACCGCGCAAGTCGATGACACGTGCGGTTCGCTCAACGCGCGCAGCGAGGTCGACGTGAAGGCCGTCAACATGGCCAACGATCCGTCCGTGTTCCGCCTCGACGAAGCATCTACCTTCATCGAAAAGATGGGTCAGGACTTCGTGACCGCGCTGCTCTACGGTGACACCAGCGTCAACCCGGAGCAGTTCTACGGTCTGGCGCCGCGCTACTCGGCGATCTCGGGCAGCGGCGTCGCGCAGAACATCGTCAATGCCGGCGGTGCTGGTGCAGACAATACGTCGATCTGGCTGGTGGGCTGGGGCCGCAGCACGGTCTTCGGCATCTACCCGAAGAACTCAAAGGCAGGCCTGAACCATCAGGATCTCGGCGAGCTCGACGCGTTCGACGCGAACAACAACCGCTTCCGCGCCTACGCCGACCTCTTCGATTGGGATTGCGGTCTCGTCGTCAAGGATTGGCGCTATGTTTCGCGCGTCGCCAATATCGACGTTTCGGACGCGACGAGCCAGACCGGCACGATGGCGAACCAGCAACTGATCAATTACATGATCGATGCGAAGAATCGCCTCCCGATGTTGCAGGGCAACGTGTCGCCGCGCTTCTACGTGAACCGCACCATCAAGGGCGTGCTGGAAAAGATGGCGCTCGCGAAGTCGTCGGCTGCACTGTCGATCACGGAAGCCGCCGGTCAGTTCCAAACCAACTTCCTCGGCATCCCGATCCGCACGGTGGATCAGCTGCTGAATACCGAATCGGTCGTTAGCTAATTCACGACGCGCGCTGGCGCATAGGAGAAGTTCATGTTTCTCGATAAAACCACCGAGTTCTCGGACAGCCAGGCGGTCACGGCATCGGCTGTCTCGACGAACGTCATTGACCTCAACCCGTCGGGCGCTAACCCGACCGTCGATATCGGCGCCGGCGAGCCGACGACGTTCGTGCTGCAGACGGATGCTGCTGCAACGGCAGGCGGTGCGGCGACTGTCACCGTCACGCTCGAGTCGGACACGACGACCGATCTGTCGTCCGGTTCGACGAACGTGCACATGACGCTCGGACCGTTCACGCTCGCGCAGATGGCTGCGAAGCAGACGCTTGCTCGTGTGCGCCTGCCGGCGGGTGTGTACAAGCGCTATCTCGGCGTGCGCTTCACGGTCGCAACGGGTCCGCTCACGGCTGGTCAGTTCTCGGCGTTCATCGTCAAGGATGCGCAGGCCAACGCGATCTACAAGTCCGGCTTCTCGGTGAGCTAATCGAATGCCGACTTACATCGCAAAGGAGCGCGGCCAGATACCGGTGAACGATGTTTCGCCGGTGCGCCGACCTGAAGCAGACGGTCGGCGCGTGGTGTACCGCATCGTCGAAGCGGGCGAGAAGTTCGAGTTCAACGGCAAGCCGGGCAAGTGGATGGAGCCGGTGGACAAGAACGAGAAGGGCGCATCCCGCCCAAAAGTCTCTGGCGCCCGCGAGACGAATTCGACATCGAACGATACATCCGGCGGGCAGGACGATCCAGGCGCGCCGTAACGGAGTGACCTGTGGCGTCCAAACTTGATATCGGCAACCGCGCGCTCACCAAACTCGGTGAAGCGCGCATCACCACCTTCGACGAAACCTCGAAGGCAGCAGAAACCCTCAAGTCGATGTTCGACATCGTGGCCGACGCGGAACTCAGGGCAAACGTCTGGAATTTCGCGAAGGCGCGAGCACTTCTCCCCGCACTGTCCACTGCTCCCGAATTCGGCTACGCGCGCGCTTTCCAGTTGCCGACTGACTGGCTGCGCACGCTGCAGGTCGGGCAGTTCCCGGTCTATCCCCGTCCTGACTCGCGCGGCCTGTTCTCGATCGAAGGCCGTCAGATCCTGACCGATCTCGGCGCACCGCTCGCGCTGCGCTACATCGCGCGGCCGGAGAGCACGCTGCAATACGACGCGCTATTCATCGAGGTTCTTGCGTGCCGCCTCGCTGCCGAGTGCGCCGAGCCGATCTGTCAGAGCACGACGAAGGCGCAGGCCAAGTGGCAGGAATACGCGTCAGCCGTGCAAGTCGCGAAGCGCGCCAATGCAATCGAGCGGCCGTCTCAGGCGATCGCGGATGACACGTGGATGGAATCACGCGGCGGTAGCGGGAATCATCGGCACTACCTCGGAGATTAATGATGGACGCGTCCGGCATCATGACGACGTTCGACGCGGGCGAACTGTCGCCGTTCATGGGCGGTCGCGTCGATTTCGAGAAATACCCGAACGGCTGCGCACTCGTCGAGAACTTCATACCCGTCGTGCAAGGCCCGCAGGTGCGTCGCGGCGGAACGTACTTCATCAGTGAGATCGCGGACAACTCGAAGCGCGGATGGCTGAAAAGCTTCTCGGTGTCCGACGGCACGAACTACATGCTGGAGTTCGGCGATCAGGTGATTCGTGTCTATGCCAACCGCGGCCAGCTCATCAGCGGCAGCGCGCAGGTGACGATCGCAACGCCTTATTCGGTCGGCGACCTGATGAGCAGCGAGGGCACGTTCGCACTGCGGTTCGCGCAGAGCGCCGACACGCTGTACATATTCCACCAGTCCTATCAGACGCAGAAGCTCGTGCGCACGGCCGCAACGACTTTCACGCTCGGCGCGGTGGATTGGGTCGCAGGCCCGTTTCAAGATCAGAACACTGACGAGTTCGTCGTCGTCACGTCTAGCTCGCAGACCGGTGCCACGACGCTGACGTCCAGTTCGGCTCTGTTCACGCCGGCAGACGTCGGGACGATCTTCTACCTCGAACAGAAAGACTTCTCCGACGTGAAGCCCTGGGCGACCTATCAGGCCGTGGTCGTCGGCGACTATCGTCGCGTCGATGAGCGCGTCTATCGATGCACCGCCATCGGCTCGAATGCGACGCAGGTCACCGGCGTTCAGACGCCCACGCATACCGCAGGATCAGCCTGGGACGGCGACGGCGAGGATGCAACCTCCACCGATTCCTACGGATCAATCGGCGTTGAATGGGAGTATCTGCACAGCGGCTACGGCTACGTGAAGATCACAGCCTTCGTCAGCGCCACGCAAGTGACCGGCACCATCACGAGCGGTGATCCGAACGATTCGGTGATGATCCCGCTTCAGATCGTGAACACCGGCACGTGGAAATGGCGACGCGCGCTGTTCAATTCGTCCGATGGCTATCCGTCGAACGGCACCTTTTGGCGCAATCGGCTCGTGCTCGCGCGCGGTCGCTGGCTCGCGTTTTCCGTCTCCGCCGACTATGAGAACTTTGAGTTCAAGGAAGCGGACACGACCGCCGACGACGACGGCATGACCGAGCAGCTCAACGCGCGCAAGCTGAATCAGATCGTGTGGCTCGTCGAGCAGGACAACCTGATCGTCGGTTTGAACGGCGAAGAGTGGGAAGTCGGTCCGACGTCGACCGCCACGGCAGTCGGACCGACGAATATTCAGGCGACGCGCAATTCAAGCTACGGTTCGCGCTCAATCGTGCCGCTCGATATC